TCACACCCATCTTTAATTCTATTTCCACAGGCATGTCGTACTCGACATTATATCGTCGTGCCGTCTCACTTGGCAAAGAAAGCATGGCTTCCTTCATCAAATCCACACAGATCTGTTCTTCGTCTGGATGCACGTCGATTACAATTGAATCGTGTACTGTGTTACAAAGCACAGATTTTAAATTATTTTGTTTCATTAAACTATACAACTTAACTAGCGCAATAGGCAGTAGGTCTGCCGTTGCAAAACCTTGAACAGGGTAGTTACATATAGCAGTTCTGTTTGTAGCTGTACCCCATCGTGTCCACTGTGCATCTGGGAAAGCGTACTGTCTACCAGATGGTAAAGTTATTTGTTTTTCTTTTACCGCTTCTTTTTGTAGGCTTTCATGCCATTCCGTTACTCCAGAGTATTTTTCTTTGAACGCACGGTAGTATCGTTGTTGGTCTTCCGTTCCCGTGACACCACCGTACAAAGGCTTGAAAGTGTGAGCTTTGGCCTCTTGTCGCGTACAACCAATGATGTTTGCGGTGTAACTGTGTACATCTAACTTATCGATTACATCCGCGTACGCTTGTCCGTCTTTCGATAAGAAACCCGCTACACGAAACTCTAGTTGCGAGTAATCCCCCTCAAGTATCTTACCGTTCTCAAACCTACTCTCCACCACCTGACGTATAGCGAAGGTATTACCTCGTGGCATATTTTGAAAGTTCGGGTTGCGAGACGAAAGGCGACCCGTCGCTGTAATCGTCTGAACAAATTCTGGGTGTATGAAACCATATTGATCCACATTGTTTTCCATTCCTTCTACAAAGGTACTCAGATAAGTACGCAGGGCGTTGTATCTGACGTACGCCTCTACAAATTCTCTTGCATCTCCTGTCAAATCTTGTCTACGTTCCTCTAGTGTTACTTTGTCTGCTTTAAATCCGGCAGATGCTACATCAGCAACACCACGTGGTATAAGTTTAAATCCGGCAACCTCGCGTGTGCGTTCATACTTGATGCCTTTACCATCACACACTTTACATATTCGACGCATAGAACTTTCTGTCCCGTCCTTCTTTATGTAGGCGTACCTACCTTCACCGTGACAGTTGTGACACTGACTTCCGACAGTTTTGTACACAACGTCTGTCATACCCCGTACACTTCTTGTAAAATCTTTACGAGACATGCGCGAACGCATCTTTGGTTTCTTTGTTGCCCCTCGCATCTCGTGTCCTAGATTGAATACTTGCGACCACAGTGCTTTGTCTTTTACCTTACGAGAGTAAAGGAGCATACTTCTATCGTCAGGACTAGCCAGATTGATTGGAGTATCCCCCATTGCATCACGAGCTAGGGTCACTAATCTTATCTGCAGCTCGTCCATCTCTTTTTGATACTCTTCACGTATCCTATCTAACGTATCAAGATTGATTCGTAACCCGTTGTATTCTATATCAGAAAGTACGCGGGTCATCTCAAGAGATAATTTAAGTGTTGGTACTAATGTGCTACTCACTGAACAACTCCTCGAATGTTGTATCAAATTTTTTAAGTTGTCCTAGTGCAACTTGTTCGGTGGACTCTACGTCTGCTTCTCCGTACTCACGAACTATATCCCACGGTATTTCGTAAAACGTTTTACCGTCGGACAGATAGTCCTTAGTTAGATCTTTCTTCTTCTCTATCGTGCTGTACTTCTTTGCCAAAGCTTCTAGATTTAAAGGCCACCCACGAGACTTCGACAAGACGTACTCTGCGACCATAGTGTCATATATTTGACCATCGTATTTGAATCCACACTCGCGTATCCAACACAGATCAAACTTCAGGTTTTGACCTACAACAACATCTGCCAAATCAAGCGCGTCTTGGAATGTTTTAAAACCATCTTCAGTTGGCTCTTCAGTAGAGTGATAAAAACAAATGTAGTTTGATTGACCGCCTACCCACTTATAGCCTATCGATACTAGCCTGTTACCAAAGTACGGCAGTGGTGTTGTACCCCCAGACTTTTTGGCAACGTGTGTAGTTTCTACGTCAAATACCAGTATTCGCATGTATCTGCTTCTCCTCTATGGTAGACTTTATTTGATGACAGTTCCTACATAGAACTTGGCACTTGCGTATCTCGTCAAATAATTTCTTCAGCGAACCCAACGTTAACCTAGATACAGAGGCTAGTTTAGTTTTCCTGTCTAAATGATCAAAGTCAAGAGCGCACCCTTGTGCGTTGTATCCACACACAGCACACCCTTTCTTTGTCTTGTAGTTATTTAGATGATGTTTACGTCTGTTTCTACGCTTGGCAGCGTACAAAACTTTTCTTTGTTTTTGTTCTGGTGTACGTACGCGCATCAGTAGTATATCCCCGTGTGTATATCTATGTGTGAATTTATCATGCCGTGCCATCCGTTTATTTTATTTTTTGATACACAGATGTGTCGCATTGTATTCTCTACATCACTTGACCCTGTTTTGCCAATACCTATTATCATGTCAGCCTCTCCCGCTTTACCCGTACGAGAGTTGTCCAACATAGAATAGTCTATGAACTGTCTGTCGTGTCCTTCGTAGTTTGCTTGGCTCACGGCCCAGACAAGACAGCGATTACGCTTTGCTATTTCACGAGCGTACACGTACGTGGCTTTTAATCGTTCGTCTCCTCTTCCGAAGTCACCGCCTATCTTAAACTTGTCTAGTTGATCACAGAAGATTATGTCAGGTTTGTTTAACTTAACGTAATCATCTAACTCCTCTACAGAAGTACCTACAGAGTCTAGGATATTTAAGTACGGTGCGACTTGATACTTGTAGTCCTCTATGTACTTTTGTGAATTAGACCTCATGTTCTCTTTAGATATTTCAAAGAAGGACTGTATAATTCGTAACTTAATTTTCTTTGCAACTTCTTCGTTGGCCCAGTATGCTACCTTAAAACCCTGTCGTATGTACCCAGCACTTAAAAAGGAACAAAATGTTGTCTTACCCACTTCTGGTCTGGCAAATATAATGCCTAAATTACCTCTGTCCAAACCGTTTACTTGATCGTACAACAGGGGAAAGTCAAAAGGGAAGTCAGGCACTCCGTTATCTTCTTCTAACAGCTCTTCTAAACCTTCTTCTACAACAGAGTACGTTGTTTTATCAGTGATGCGTCCGTCCTCTACGTTGTCTATAAGTCTACGCAACTCGCCAAACTCTTCACTCTCTCCTGTGAATATCTCTATTGCTTTCTCTCCAATCTGCCTAGCTTTATCACGTAACCAGAAGTTATGTATGATGTCCATGTGTAAATCTACATTTTCTGGATTACCCGCCTCAAGCTTACGGATTTCATCCACAACTTTTTGTCGTGTGCTATCTGGCATGGCAGGATTTCTATCGTTGAACAAAGCTTCTAGTTCTGAAACAGTCAAACTTTGTTCGTACTTGGTGTGACTGTATACAATCGTGTCGAATATATCTCGTGATTCTCTTGTGAACATTTCACGATTTAGAATGTTCTTAACACGACCAAAAAAGTCTACATCAAGACAAAAACCAAGTATGAGGTTATCGTGTGATATATTTTGTGATGAACTCATCTCGTGTCTTCCTTTCAAGGTTTTTTAAATCAGTTGCTAGGATAGCTAACCTAGTAGGAACGTACCCACTTAGTACGCGTACCATTTGTATTGCTTTGTCTGTTGCGTCTTTATCCAACGCGACAAACACTTTCTCATATTTAGTCAGCTCTTGTATGTGACCTTCCAGTAGATTTGTACCAAGCAAAGCTACACCTTTGACCAGATTACTAACACAACAAGCACTAGCACAATCTTCAACAACAAATCCGATCCTACCGTCGCCACAAACAAAAGGCTTTCCGCTACTTCCATATCTATACCACTTCGGTGCGCGATCAGTGAGTGAACGACCAACCGCATCTATTACTTTAGAACCATCCTTAACAAGGAAGACCACTCTGTCCTTTTTAAAATCGTAACGCAAATCAACTTTGCCCGCCAAGTACGCGTAGTGGCAGTTTACCTTACGTGTGTATTGCATAGCCTCAACACTTCTAGACAAACTAACAAACGTGTCAGGTATCTCGAAGTCTGTGCTTGTATTGTTACTTGGACTAACTCTTTTCTTAAAAGCTTGCGGAGCGTGTTCACGAGATAGTTTTACAGAAGTACGTCCACTTACATTGCAGTCAGCGTGAAAACAAAACCAAAGACGTTGTACGCCATCGTCTGTTACACTGAACGTATTTCTTCTGTTACACACGGGGCAGTCGCTTCTGTATCTGCCAAACGGTGCAATCTCAAGTGATTCCACATGGGATGATAACCAATTAGGTGATTTCATCGTTGCTCTCCTAGTCACGTTGTGGTATTGTCATACAGCAAACTAAATATTATGTCAACACTTGACGAAAAATTAAATCTGTGATACAAGCCACGAACTAACCCGCTGGGAATACCCACGAGGAGACAAACATGCCAAGACCAAATAAAATATTAGAACCAACAAAAGTATACAATCTTAACCTAAAAACAGAACACTATGACAAACTATCCTACATAGCTCACAAAGAAAGTAACATACACGGTATACAAGTGTCCGTTGCGGATCTAATGAGAGAGTCAATCGAGGTTTACCTAGATGCCTATGAAGAAAGTGAAGAAACCACTTGACAATATAGTAAATATATGAGATGTATTAATAGACTAATCATGTCGATAAACAAACATGGTAATCTCCTACGTCACAAAGAGGGTAGCATTGTATCAGTGTTGCCCTCTTTTTTTTCTTGACATAATATTTAGTTTGCTGTATGACAAATAAATCAACGCAGTAGTGAGGTAAAAATGCTAACAATATTTGGAATACTAACATTTGTTTTGTTTGCCAACGACGATAACAACTTCAAAGTTATGGACGCTATGGAGCGTAACTATAAAGATGGTTACACTTGGGAGTACGTAGGAAAACAAAAAGTACAGAACTGGGATTATGCCCTTCCGTTAGGTGAGGATGTAATCTTTTTTCATCACGTCAAACGATAAAATCATAACGTAGGAGAAACAACATGATTAAAAGAATACACGTCAATCAGCACATCATTCGCTCGAACAACAAGAAAGATACGCGTGAGCCTGTCATTACAGTAAAGTCAGGTAAACAAAACATCTATTGTGATAGGGTTTTGTTAGATGGTCTTGCTGAAGTAGTATACAGTCCGGATAAGCCACTGTCTTGTGGTGCTAAAGTCTGGATAGAAACCAGTGACACGGTGGAATGTTGGGACAGAGTAAAAGGTGAGGTTATACCTGACGAGTATGGTGATGGAGCAGACTTTACAAATAGGAGAGTGTTACCATGAGCCACCACGGTCACGAGGAATATTTAGAACGCAAGTTCGAGGACATAATGGAACTTAGTGTAGGTGACTTTATCGATTCGTTACCAGAAGAGTTGCAGTCAAAGATGATTGATTTAATACAGGAAGGCATTGGTGATGACTGATATGATGAACTGTAAAAATTGTGGGGTTCTTGGAGAGGATTTCGACTGCCCTGACGTAAAGGCTATTCTATGTGATGACTGCTACACAGTTGAACGTGTGACCCTCATACATGAACAGGGACTAAATGATCTGTTCGAGGTTGATAGTTATTTGTCAAAACTTAGAGAGTAGGAGACTATCGAAGATGCCTAAGTACAAAGCATATATTACAGTAAATTATTTAATACGTGACATTGAGGCAGATGACGAAGTGATTGCTAAACGTAACGCTACCGATGATTACGATTGGGATGACCACGTTTTAGATTGTGCTATCGACGTACATCCTGAAACAAAAACTTCTGAGAAGGATGACACGACAACTGAGTTACAAGTCAGTGACCACGAGAAAGCTATGTTGTTTAGCTTCTACTACACAGAGGCACTAGATGAATTTAGAAAAGAACACCCAGACCCCTTTGATAAAGACGGGAGTCTTATTGAGGAAAACTTTTGGATTGGTGTTCAAGTTGATGAACGCATGTTTGACCTTTGTATCTTTTGGTCTGATTCAAAACCAAATCGTCCTTTGTGTGTTGTTTATGAATGTGACCCGTGTGATGGGGACGATGGAGAACCTAACGGTAACTGGACAACTAACACAAACAAACAATGGTACTTAACAGACGAAATGGAAGTAGCGATATGACTTTAGCAGAAGACAGATTACCGGACGCAACAGTCCAAGCAATATTGGATGTTGTAGATAGACACGAGGCTTACGGCACTCTTACACGAGTTATTGAAGAGATATTAGAGGATGGGGTAGATCCACGCAGAGTTTTGTGTGATTTCCTGTACGCAGAAATGATGGGAGATGGCAAGCTGTATACTCATATAGCTGATCGAGACTGACAAACGGATGAAACTAAGTAAGCGTATTGAGTTATCTAGGAGAAGACAAATGATAGACTTTACAACTGATGACGAACAAACAGAATTAGAGGCAATCGTCGACATAAACAAAGAGCTGAAACGCTTACTTGACAAAATCACTGACTTAGAGTGGGAAGGCAAAAACGCTGACCACTTGTGGAAAGAGTACAACGAAATAAAATCTTTACGTGACAAAGGCGAGACACATTATGTTAGATTCTAGACAAGACAAATACGTTGACACTACTAGACCAGAATGTGGTTGTGGTAGACCGTCGGACGCAATAGGAGATCGAGGAGAGCTTCTTTGCGCTCGATGTTGGTTGGATCGATATGCTAGTCAAAGTAGAATAAAACTTGACAATACCCGCAGTTTACTGTATGAGAAACTACATAGTAATGTAGGAGTATCAGAACATGAGAAAAGCAGACATAAACAAACCTAATTCTACTATGTACGTAAACTCAAGGCGTACTGTAGAGCAAGCTAAAAATGTTTTAAAGTTATCTAAAAATAAAAAGATATCTGATGAACGATTGCCACAAGTAAAAAAGGGTAGGTTTAAAGGTTATGTAATCTACACTTTAACTTTAGAAGAACGGGCAACGTGTCCGCGTGAGTGCTTCCACTGGGATGACTGTTATGGAAATAACACACCATTTGCTCACCGGATACAGCACGGCCCAGAACTAGAAAACAAACTAAGAGTAGAAATAGACAAACTTTGCGACACTTACAAAGGCGTGATAGTACGCTTGCATGTGTTAGGTGACTTTTATTCTGTTGACTATGTGAAGTTGTGGGATGAGTTGCTAATGACTTATGATAATCTAGCTGTTTGGGGGTATACGGCACACAAGCCAACTAGCGCAATCGGAAAAGAAATAGCTAATTTACGCAAGCTTTATTCAGTCTATGAAGTAGTAGATAGCCCACGATTTAACGTCCGTTTTTCTGATGCCGGAGATACAAGCTTCTCTGCGTTGTCAAGTGACAAACAGCGCGACACTATCACAATAAAAGACTATGAAAAACGCGCCACTGTATGCCCAGAACAGACAGGACGTGTTGCTAATTGTGCGTCTTGTTGTTTGTGTTGGCAGTCTTCTGAGCCAATTATTTTCTTGACACATTAGGCAGCTTAAAGTAAGGATTATTTTATCTAGCAATAAAAACTGTAGGAGGTTAAAACATGTTAGACATTGTAACAACAAATAATAAAATAAATCGTTCAGCTAATAAAGTTGAATATAGACATAGTACTATTACTGATTTGGACTTGTACCATAGCGAGGCCAAGTTCGAGCGCGTACCGTCGCTAGTTGAAATTGACGGGATGATTAACGAGCTTACCGACTATCAGGCGGTGTACAATACAGCGACCCGGAAAATAGTTGATATGCGACCAGTTCCGAAAAGCTACAATCTTATTCCACATGAAAAAATGCTGTTAGAACATGCGCTACAATTTATAGAGCAATTCCCAGAACACCGGACAGACTTGTCTATTGTTGATCGCATCTTCGAGAATGGTAAAAAGGCCCATCGTACTATTTATTTTGACGGCTTAAAAGTAGACGTTGGAGCAAACGACCCAGTAACACCAAGAATAGACATTTATAATAGTATTGATATGTCTTGGGCTTTTCAGGTGTTTTCCGGTGCGTACCGTTCTTTGTGTCAAAATACGCTCGTGTTTGGTGGAGAAAAGGCATTTCATCAAAAAAGAAAACACACTCGGAATCTAGAGCCAACAGCTATCCTTAACAAAGCTAACGTGTCACTGGATACATTTTTGAATCAACGCGAATACATGCGACATTTAAAAAATAGCCATGTTTCAGAGGGTGATTTTGGAAAGTTTTTGCAGTTTACTTTGTGTGATACTTCCGACGATAAACACCCAAACCGGATAAATAACGGGCTTCACGACTACTTAATGAAATTGTGGGAAGAGCAAATTGTCGATTGTGGGCGTACGGGTTGGAATGCGTTTAACGTTCTTACCCACTGGTCAACCCACACACTCGACAGCCCACGTTCACGAAAAGGTCATCGCGTCCATGATGTCCAGAGACAACGACAGGACGTTGTCCGCGAGTTGGTCGAGAGTGACAATTGGCGCGATATGTTGGTTGCGTGATGGTCAACTTCTTAGAGATAATACTTGCAATTTATAGACTAGCAATTGCAATAATCATATTATCAATTTTATATTTTGTTTTTATATAAAGGAAATACCATGAAAAAATTACTAACATTTAAAGATATTCAGGTAAATGTAGTCGAGGCGAATAAAAACTTGGTTAAAGCAAATAGGCATCTATTACAGGCCATGAATGCGTGTTCCGAACACGAAAGAAAACAAGAGGAGGCAACAAGAAAATTCCTTAAAACAGTGTTCCGGACTGATAAAAATGTTCAAGGGATGAGTCGTTCACACGCTAACATTCTCGCAGAATTAAAGGCGAGAAAATACCCAATAACACTTAAAACAATCGAGAGGCGAACTGGCCTCAAAAGAAATAGCATTTATACCTGTATTTACAAATTAAGAAAAGCAGGATATAAAATTAATAAGGTTACTGGAGGCGGTAACGTTAAATTTCAACTAACAGCGTAGGAGCTTACAAGATGGAAAAGACTTTATCCCAAATGATTGAAGACGTTATAAAAGAATATATCGACCTCAATATGCAACATGTATTGACAGAAGACGATGTTAAACATATAGTCGAAAGTGAATTCGACAGCAAAAAAAAAAAAAAAATAAGCGATGTCACATTTTCAACAACAATAGAATAGGAGTATACTACTATGTTAAAACAGCAAACTATTAAAGATCTTTCCAACAAACAGAATATTATTCTTACTAAGGAAGAGCAAGTACAAATCCTTTTTATGGTTGGTCAGATTGCTTCAATGTCACAAAATTTAAAAGACATTTGTAAGAATGCCGGCCTTGATCCTTATTCTTATACCGATAATAAGGACGCGTACACCGTAGCAGACTTTGAAGTAGATATCCGCAACGATATGTAAAACAAAAATATATTTCCTCCCAAACTTGCCCCCGTTCGCTAGTCGTTCGGGGGTTTTTTTGTATTCGAACTAGAATAATAGTCAGCAGTTTGTAATTGTTGGGTTTATCCGGTGGTGCGTTGTTCGGGTGATGCTCGCATTTTTAAGGCCGTGTCAATCCCTTTCGGGGTTTATGGTATAAGTAACCAGTGGGGATAATGACAAATGACAAAATGCGAAACACGCGAGCGCACGGGCGCGAATGCTTCAGGGGTTTAAAGTGTGGGTTTAATCAACGGTTATTTCCGCGATATCACAGCCTTGGTAAATATCAATGATATTTATTTATGTTTTACGTCGGGCGTACGCATGGGCCACTGGGGGGTACGGGTACATTGTCTAGCAATCTCGCCATATTTTAGTGTAATTTTTATTTTTTGTATGAAAAAGGGGATTTCCCGCGTACTTGTAGGGTTGTCCCAAAGAAAAACCCCGCGTACTTGTTAGGTAGACGGGGTGACGGGGTGATATTATTATATATCCCAACGGGTATACCGTTAGTATACCGGTACATTTGTATTGTGTCAAGCCTTTTTTCTTGACATCTAGGAGTTTTGCCTATATTATATAGGTATTGGTACGAAAATTTGCACATTTAGTCACTTACATTTAACATTTTTTGTACAAAACGCTAAGTACGCGGCTAAATTTTCACCAAATTCTCTAAAAACAAAGAAAAGTACGATGAATTTACTTCCTCAACAGCGAAAAGAACGCGAGTTGACTGAACAACAGCAGCTATTTCTTACAAATCTGTTTGAAAACGGTGGAAACCCCACCCAAGCAGCCCTAGATGCCGGGTACTCGCAGGGAAGTGTAGCTTGGTTGAAGCGTACGTTGGCAGATGAAATTATCGAACGTACAAAAGACGTACTATCTTTAAACGCGTTTAGAGCCGCTAACAGGCTAGTTAGTACGATTGATAACCTTACCCCCGAAAGAGGGGATGATTTGCGTCTACGAGCCGCAGAATCGCTGTTAAACAGGGTTGGCGTAGCAAAACAAGAGCAAATTAACCACAACGTCCAAGCAATACACGGGGTAGTCCTGCTACCACCAAAGAAAGAAGTGGTAATAGATGGTTAGTATGGATAGAAAAGCACCTAGCACAAGTAAAGTAAAACAATTAAAATCTAGAACAGGGATTATTAGAAAATATGGCCCTGCCGTAAGAGAAATAACTCCTTTGTTTGATAGACTAAACAAAAAAGACCAATTAGATATTGCAGTGATGAAATCTTTGCAAGAATTATATAGAGATTTAGAAAAACAAGACCCGACAAAGGACAGACTTTACAAAGAAAAAGACTATTCTGATAAAACCATAAAAAAAGAAATACTTTCTTTACTAGGAGTAGCAACAAAGAAAAGTGACGATGTAAATACTGTGAAAAAAGATAGTGCTGGTCGCGCAACATCTGTCATGGAACAAAGACGAAAAAACCCGCAAGGTTTTAGAAAAGGTGGTTTAGTAAGTCATAGAGGCAGACCCGCATCACGTTCGTCGGAAAAGAATGGCTGAATGGCCTAAAGAGATGCCAGAAGAAAAGAAACCACGGGGCAGACCCAAAAAAGACCCCAACGCTCCGAAAGCTGTGTACAATCTATCTCGAAAAGAAAGAGCTAGACGTGCAGCTCAAAAACAACTGAACGCTGCAAAGAAACGAGCAGCCAAAACAACCAAAGCTGCAGAAGACAAACGAAGATATGCTAGAAAGCTTGAAGAAAAGATTGGAAAAGTTCAAACCGGACTTCAAGGTACGTCAAGTCGCGTCATCGATCAAGGAGATTTGGATGGATTACGCTCTGGGGTACAAGATTTGGTGGACGAGTACGAAGTTGTATTTAAGCCAAACGAAGGCCCACAAGAAGAATTTTTATCTTCTTCTGAAAGAGATGTTCTTTACGGTGGGGCAGCAGGTGGTGGCAAAAGCTTCGCGCTACTGGCTGATCCTCTTAGGTATTGCCACAATCCTAATCATCGTGGGCTTCTCCTTCGTCGCACATTAGACGAACTAACCGAACTTATAGACAAGTCCAGACAACTTTATACAAAAGCTTTTCCCGGTGCAAAGTTTCGTGAGTCTAAGTCAACTTGGCACTTTCCATCCGGGGCTACTATCTGGTTCACGTACCTAGACAAAGACAAAGACGTAACACGTTTTCAAGGTCAAGCGTTTAACTGGATAGGCATAGACGAGATAACGCAGTATCCCACTCCGTACGTTTGGGACTATTTGCGTTCTCGACTCCGTAGTACAGATCCAGAGTTGCAGCAGCACCTGTATATGCGCTGCACAGCCAATCCGGGCGGTGTAGGAGGTTGGTGGGTCAAGAAAATGTACATAGACGGAGTCGAGCCAAATAAACCTTTTGCAGCGTTTGATTTAGAAACGCAAAAACCTTTTACCTACCCAACTAACCATGAAAAATCAGGAGAACCACTATTTTACAGAAGATTTGTACCTGCAAGACTGACAGACAATCCGTTTCTGATGGCAGACGGTCAGTACGAGGCTATGTTGCTTTCGTTACCAGAGGTCGAAAGAAAGAGATTATTAGAGGGAGATTGGGATGTTGCAGAGGGTGCTGCGTTTCCAGAGTTTGCAAGAGGGAAGCATGTTGTCGAACCCTATGATCTACCCACTAACTGGCCTCGCATACGAGCAGCAGATTACGGTTATGCGTCCCCTTCTTGTGTTCTTTGGGGTGCTATTGATTGGGACGGTAATATCTGGGTTTATCGTGAACTGTACGTAAAACACTTGACAGCCGAAGAGCTTGCCGATAAAATACTAGAAGTAGAACAACTTGACCCAACTCCTTACTATACAGTGTTAGACTCGTCGTGTTGGAACAAAACAGGGTTTGGGCCATCCATAGCAGAAACAATGATGCGTGGGGGTGTACGATGGACACCATCAGATCGCAACCGTCTTCAAGGAAAAATGGAAGTACACAGACGGTTAGCAGTAGACCCTTACTCAAATGAACCTAGACTACGCATATTTTCAACCTGTCAGAATATAATTAAACAACTGACAGGTATTCCTCTTTCTAAAACAAACAGCGAAGACGTAGATACAAAAGCTGAAGATCACGCGTACGACGCACTACGATACATGGTTATGACGCGTACAAGCGGGTACGTTTCTGTAAACCAACAGCTTAACAGCATTAAAAGTCACGTACACATGGTACAAGATGAAGTATTCGGATACTAGATGGCAGAAGAAACTCCCACAATAGATTATAATGTTAAGATACGCGATGGCTCAATAACTGTCGGTGAAGCGTTTGATGCTGTTTTAGCTAAAAAACTTACAGACAGTAATAGAACAAACATAACTGCATTAAAAAATGCGATTGTTGAAGAAGGCATTGACCTAAATAGTAATTATTTTGATACGTATAAAACTAAAGAGTACAACGAAGCGTTAGATGAAACAACTAACAAGACAGGCACTCGAAGATGGCAATCCTATCAAGCTTTTGAAACTCAGTTTAGTGGTCTAGTATCAGGATCAAAGAGAAATGAACCGTACGAAAAGCTAACTGGAAAAGGTGGAGTTGCACAAGCTACTTTTGGATTAGCTGGGGTACAGGCAAGAGCTAAAGATCCTATGAGAGGTCTTGTTCCTTCTGCTCAAATGGATCAGATATATCAAGAGGCACTTGCTAATCCGTCTTATGTTGTTTCTGATACAAAAACGGGTAAAGATAAGATTGTAATTATTGACCCTGAGGCTAGGGACTATCTTATATATGAAAAGTATACAGGACAAAGAGCAAAATCTAATATTGGCCCTGACGGTTTAAAGATAGCTGATTTCAATTTTTACGAGGGTAAAAACGGTCAGCAAATGGTGGAAGTACGCGGTAAAACGTCTGGACAAAAAACACGACCAGAGGTCGTTTATAGTGGTGAATTTGCGGAGTTTTTAAAAGATAAAGTAGACAGAGCAAAAGCAAATTTATCTCCAGATGCAGACTTAAACAAAGTTAATCTTTTTCAAACAAGTGATAAAGCAGTTACATCTTTGTGGGATGCTACTATACGTCCTACTTTAGAAGAGAGATTTTCAGAACAGCTTCCTAAAAGTAAGCAGGGAAGTCACTCTACAATACGTAAAATATTAGCTAGACAGCTAAAACAAGAGTTTGAGTTTCCCTCAGATGCGCTTAAAGCTTGGATGGGTCACGCTGGGGCGGGAGTAAACGCAGCAGGAGACATAACAGAAGACAGTTATACAGGTCAAGTTCCCGATAAGCGTGTAGGAGAAATGACAAATGTTCTTATACGAAACGACGCACGGAACGTAGGAGCAGCAAGTGTAAACACTTTGTTTGTAAATAGAAACACGGGTTTTGCAAATACCTTAAATTATCCTACACCAGAACAAATGATTACGTTTGAAACGGCTGGTAATTTATCTGCTCCATCAAATCAAGGAAGAACTCTTACTGAAGGAGAGTTACTTGAAATAAATGAAGTAGCAAAGGGAAAAGGGCTTGACGCGCAGATAGCTAACATAAAAAAAGAACAAGAGGTTAGTGAACTACGAACTGAGGCTGCACGAAAAAGAGCAGAACGAAAAGCACAAAACGATACAGTAACACCATTGACAGATCTAGAAGCACAAGAACCTGATAAAATAAATCCGCCTGACGAAGAGTTTGGCGATAGTTTAAAAGATAAGCTACGTAAACTTGGGTTAGCTGATTTCTTTAAATTAGGAGTAGGGGGAATTGCAGTTGGCTCTATAGTATCTGATCCAGCTCAAGCCGCGCTTGAAACTGGGCTAGAGATAGGAGCTAGAGGTATTGGTCTTGGAGCTGGCCCTGCTGCGGCTGTTCCCGGAATACTGTTAGGTTCTAAACAAGCAGGGGCTGGATCTGATCAACCCGATGCTCCTGCAACGCAACAACAACTAATGACACAAACGTACACACTTCAGGAAGAAATTCCATCGATGAAAGAAAAAAGAGACCAGCTAGGAAGAGACAATTTACTTTCTGCTGGGTTTATGACTAGGCAAAAAAATCAATTAGAAGGAGAAAAAAATGCCGGGCAATAACTATAACTATGGTGCATCCTATATATTGGGGTCTGATAAAACTTCAGTAGATGCTAACATGGGCGAAGCTCAACTAACTCGTGAGGGTTTAGAGTTTGATACTAAAACAGAACAAGGTACGTTAACTGAAGATATGCCTAAAAAGCAAACTAAAACAACAGTTGACGCATCTGTAATGAACATGGCAGAAGAGCGCGATTACTAAAAATGTCTGATAACTTTTTGCAGCCAGATGAGGATGAAGCTGTAGACGTAGTATCTCCTAGCGAAACTATGCCCGGACTTGCAGGGTATATTAAAGCACGTTTTCAAGACGCAGAAAACGGGAGATATTCCTACGAACAACGCTGGTTAAAAGCGTACAAAAACTTTCGTGGGGTGTACGATTCTACTACACAGTTTCGTGATTCAGAAAAATCTAAAGTATTTTTAAAGATTACTAAAACAAAAGTTTTGGCTGCATATGGTCAGATAGTAGACATTTTATTTGCAAACAAGAAGTTTCCATTGGTTGTAGAGTCTACTCCAATGCCGGAAGGTATTGTGGAATTTGCTCATATGAAAACACCTTTAGATGACATACAAGATCCGTATGGATTTCCGGGGGATGGAAGAAAACTAAATCCGGGAGCTACCCAAGCAGAGAACTTGGGAGTTTACGGAGAAATGTTTGGAGATACAATTGCAGCAGGAAAGGCTAAAGCAGGAGAACCACAGTTTGAACCTGCAAAAGAACAAGCTCGTCGTATGGAAAAGTGCATACACGATCAACTGCTTGATACAAATGCTGTAAACGTCTTTCGTAAAGCTATATTCGAGTCTGCATTACTTGGAACAGGGGTAATTAAAGGCCCGTTTAACTTTTATAAACGGGTACACAACTGGAAGAAAGATGAGTCAGGAATACGAAACTACGAACCGTACGAAAAAATAGTGCCTCGTATAGAACCCGTTTCTGTTTGGGATTTTCACCCTGATCCTTCCGCGACAAGTGTTGAAGATGCAGAGTACGTAATAGAACGTCATAGAATGAACAGGCAACAATTACGTTCTTTAATAAAACGTCCTCACTTTGATTCGTTTGCTATTGAAGAAGCTATCTCAAATGGCCCAAATTACGAAGATAAGTATTACGAAGATACAATACGCGAAGATGAAACAGAAGCATACTATCAAGATACTAGGTTTGAAGTTTTAGAGTATTGGGGTGTTCTTGATGCAAAGTTTGCTCGTGAAGTGGGCATGGACATTCCTGACAGCATGTCGGAGTTTGATCAAGTACAGATAAACGCGTGGGTATGCGGTACGTTTGTTCTTCGATGTGTTCTTAATCCGTTTACTCCTGCTCGTATTCCCTATCAAGCTTTTCCTTTTGAAATAAACCCCTATCAACTTTGGGGTGTTGGCGTAGCAGAAAATATGGAAGATGCTCAAATGCTTATGAATGGTCACATGCGAATGGCTATTGATAACCTAGCTCTTGCAGGTAACTTAGTATTCGACGTGGACGAAGCTAGTCTTGTTCCGGGTCAAAACATGGATATCTTTCCGGGTAAAATATTTCGTAGACAGTCAGGTGTCACTGGCACAGCTATCAACGGACTAAAGTTTCCCAACACCGCACCGGAAAATATACAGATGTATCAAATATCTAGACAGTTGGCTGACGAAGAGACAGGCATTCCTTCAATTATGCACGGACAAACAGGGGTTACAGGAACAGGACGTACGGCTGCAGGACTGTCAATGTTGATGGGTTCGGCTGGATTGTCGATGAAAACAATAATAAAGAACATTGATGATCACCTGTTAAAACCTCTTGGAGAAGCCTACTTCCAATGGAATATGCAGTTTAACAAGAACGTAGAAGATGTCGAAGGGGATTTAGAAATAAAACCTCGTGGTGTAGCAGCAGTTATGCAAAAAGAAGTACGTACTCAACGTCTTACTTCTCTCTTACAAACAGTTGCTAATCCTATGCTTGCTCCGTTTATTAAGTTACCAAATCTGATGAGAGAGTTAGCAATATCTCAAGATATCGATCCCGATAGTTTAGTAAACGATGTAAACGAAGCACAAGTTTACGCAAAAATGTTACAAGGATTAATGCAAGATGCTCAACAACAAGCAAGCGCGGATGCTAGCTCCCCTAATCAACAACCCGGAATGGAACAGTCTGGAGGAGTACCTAACGGATCTCAGGGAACTGACGATTCAGGCCGTGGTAACGGCACAATCGGAGTCGGAGTTGCTCCGGGCGCAGGGGAAGCTGGGTTTACTGGAAACACTTCTCAAGTTGAAGAATAATTATGAAGCGGTGGTAAAAAATAATGGCTAAACTCGTACCTATAACTAGTGATAATTACGATTCTGCCTACTATGTAAACTTTGATACAATGATGGGGTACATAGCAGACGAACCTAAAAAAGAAGAAAAAGAAACCATAGATGCTGCCCCACAGCCTGTTCCTATATTTGAGGACAAAGTTACAGAAGACAGAGATGATTTATCTGATTTTACTGGAGATGTTGAATTTTTTACTGTTGAGGATTTTAGTGCAGAAGAAGGTATAAAAACATTAAAGAAAGATCGAGTTCCCTCATATATAACTCAAAAAAACTTGACAGGGGGTAGTATTGCTGCTCAAGGGTTATTAACAGGAACAATAGATCCTATTCTTTCTTTTGGTGCGCCAGCTCTAGCAAAAACGCTTACGGGAAAAATACAAAATGACGTGTTAGGCATTAAAGGTCTTAATTCGTATCGTCCTGATGGAATACTAGGTTCTGCTTGGGATTTATCTATGCGAGTACACGCTAATAACATTGCTGCTACCGGAGAGTACATAAAAGTTAATGGAAACATTGTTACGTGGAATGATAATACGTTTGGTTTTAAAGGTATGCGTACTTACACAGGAAACCACGGGGGACTTAGTGCAGGACAATTAGATGGTATTGTAGCAGCTCAAAAAAGAACAGATATAGGTGAAGGTGTCGGAATAGCCTACAGTGCTGGACAGTACAGAGCTGATAAAGAAGATAGAAAACAGGCTGGCGCGGGTCTTACTGGAGATGTACTAGCGATTGATATTGTTGATCCTAGAGTTATAAGTGGTTCGGGTAAAACAACAGTGTATATGAAAGCAAATGGAGTTTTTGTAGATGCTACAGGCAGACGATTACAAAGTGCCTCACTTGGCGGTGCAGCAGCTAAAAGACTTGAAGAGTTAGGTCTTAAAAACTTTAGAGATAGCCTTACATCTGGAGCAAGTAGTATGTTGGGTACGCGAAGAGTAGATGATATGATGCGTACATCGTTTCAGGGTCAGTTAGATACGTACGCTAAAAGTATCCGAAGTATGGGCGCAAAATACGACTCATCAAATCAATTTTCTTCAGACACAGTAGGAAAGATACTAGATAGAAGTTCTTTAGGTATATCTTCTAACTTGGAAGATTTAAAAAAATATAAAGCTAACACTCCAAAACCTTCTACTCCAGCAAATAATGTTAGGGACGATGGTAATTCAACTAGAGGAACAACTAGTTCAGGGTACAGTGGAAGCACGATCAGACAACAGCAAGAAGCATCAGATAAAGCTATGGCTGACTTCTACGGAGCTTCATCAAAGTCTAATCCTTTTTCTGCTAGCCGTAAAAATCAACCTACGTCTCAAAGCGACTTTGAGGCACGTATGCGCCAAGCAGGGGCTTTGCCTACAATCGAGGTTGCTTATGGGGGGTCTTTACAAAAACTCGCTCCGGGGGGCGATGTAAATAGCGGAGCTAACTTTACTGGCCCAGTAGGATTTGTAGGCAATACACCGGAGAATGTTCCTAACGATAAAACTGTAGCAGATGACGTGCTTACAAAACTACCTAACGAAGGATTTGTAATTAATGCACCAGCAGTTGAGATAGAGGGAAGTAGAGACATCAAAAACATGATAGTTGATGCTATCAAGTACGCACGTCAAAATAGTATATTCGTTCCGGATATGCCTGTTCAAACAATAGATGTGGCGATTTCTAAAGGTGAAGTAGTTATACCACCGGAGTTAAAACGAATAATTGGGGAAGATCGCCTAACAAAAATAAACAATCGTGGAAAAAGAGAAGTTGCTCGTCGTCAACAAGAAGCGGAAGTAAAAGCTGCAGAAGGTGGATTTATAAAAAAAAAGTTAAACGTCGGGGGAACAGTTAACGCTGCAGATCAAATAAATAAAATTCCTACTCCGACCTCTTCTGCTGTTCCTATTCCTAAACCGGATGTGTTTGTAGATACGGTAGGCCCGACTGAACTTCCTGAAGTTAGAAAAGTTTTACAAGAACAAGGATTAAATTCTCTTGAAGATTTAGAGTATGCAATTAAATACGGAGAGATAGGAACTGCTGGAAAAGAATACGAAGAAAACCCATATAGATTTCACAAGGTAACAGGATCAAGTGCTTTTGGCCCAGCAGGACTCTTGTATGGGACAATAGAACTTTTGAAAAAAAAGAATTTATTTCCAGACGATAAAGATTTAAATGATTACGTCGATATCTTAATTAATCAAGGTAAAGAAAAATATAATATTCAAGTAAAAAAGAAAAGAAGCAATAGATTTCCAAACGTTCCTAACAGTCAATTTGCTAATGCTTCAGAAGGAATTATACCCAGAGAACTGCATGAGAAATTTTATCCAATAGTTTCTAGAGTTTATTTCTCTCAAATTATGAGTCAAAATCCAAAAACGTTTGAGGAATTTCTTAAAATACATCACTCTGGAGGAAAAGTAAAAAAAGGTAAAGCAGAAGAATTTAAAAAATTTAAACAAAGGGTAGCAGACGGAATAAAAATACGTCGTAAATTGAAAAAAGAAGATCAGTACGACACTGAAAAAGGTTTTTCGGATCTTACTTTTGATGAGTATTTAAGAACACGCCCGTTAGATCCTGATAAACCGTCTCCTAGACCTGAAATGGACAAACCTAAAAAGGACAAACCTAAAACAATTTTTGGAATACCTATACCTTTTTTAAATTAATTTTTTTCGTCAGCCACCTGCGTACGTCGCGGCCCTGACATATAACCGAAGCGGCTACCTACACGCCAAGTAGCCCCGCAACAATGAGGTAAACAAAATGGCAAAACAAAAAGGCCACCGTGCCAACAAAGCAAATGATTCGTTTGGTACAACCAACAACGATCAACTTTATCGCGGAAAGTATCGTGAAGACGTATACAAAGAAGATGATGAAGATAACCAAGAAAGTGAAACTGTAGAAACTCAAGCTGACCCCGAACAAACGGCTACTCAGCAATCAGATGAAAGTTTTGCAACTAAACCTGTACAAGAGGAACACGATTATAAAAAAAGGTACGATGATTTAAAACGTCACTACGATGAAAAATTATCAGAATTTAAAAATGAACGTGAAGATCTTGTTACACAACTAAAATCACTGAAAGAAAAAGAGTACGCAATGCCTCGTGGTGTAGCTGCTCCAAAAACTGCAGAAGAGTTGGAAGACTTTAAAAAGCGATATCCAGATGTGTTTGAAGTTGTAGAAACAGTATCAGGTATTCAAGCTGAAACTTCGCTTGCACAGATGCGTCAAGAACTAGACACTATTAAAGCAAGAGAAAAGGATCTTGAAAAACAAAAAGCGTACGAAGAACTACTCAGGTTGCATCCTGACTTTGACACTTTAAAATCTGATAAGAAGTTTATAGAATGGTTAGACGATCAACCAGAATCATTAAGCGATGGTATTTATCAAAACAATACCAATGCAAAGTTGGCAGCACGGGTAATTGACCTTTACAAAGCTGATAAAGGTATCGGCAAAACTCAGAAGAAACCTAAATCTTCCGACGATGCTGCAGCAAGTGTGTCTCGTCAACAAGCGAGAGAAGTTGCTACACAAAAAACAGAAGGTAAAATTTGGAATGCTTCTGAGATAGCCAAGATGAAACCGTGGGAGTTTGAAAAGCTTGAAGCCGAAATAGACACCGCGAGATCAGAAGGGCGAATTAACTTTAACTCTTAATCCTCAAAGGAAGGGATGAACTATGGCTTTTAATAGCGCATCAGGTTACAACAACCTGCCTTCTGGGAATTTCACACCCGAAATTTTCAGTCAAAAAGTTCTCAAGTTCTTCCGTCGTGCTTCGGTTGCAGAAGATATTACTAATACCGACTACGCGGGTGAAATTGAAAACTTCGGTGATACAGTTCGTATCATTAAAGAACCAACAATCACAGTGTCTAGCTATTCACGCGGAGCTACTGTGAACCCACAAGACTTGGCTGACGATCAGACAACTATGGTTGTTGACCAAGCAAACGCATTTGCGTTTAAGATTGACGACATCGAAGAGCGTCAGTCACATGTTAACTTTGAAGCACTAGCAACATCATCAGGTGCGTACTCACTAAAACGTAAGTACGACGGTAACATTTTGACTGCTATGTTTGATGGTGCTGGTATCTCATCTGAGACAGACGCAGCAACTGCAACTGTATCAGGGCTAGGTACACTTGGTACACCGTTGTCTGGTCAAACAGGTGACAACTTAGTTAACATTATGTTAAAGATGGCTCGTGCATTGGATGACCAGACTGTTCCTGAAGAGAACCGTTGGTTTGTTGCACCACCAGCTTTTTACGAGACACTGTTCGGAGCAGGAGCAAAGTTTGCTGAAGTTCAGGTAACTGGCGACGGTACTTCTCCACTACGTAACGGTCTTGTGATGCAGGGCAACATTGCAGGATTTAATTGCTACAAGTCAACAGCTATGAACGCTGCTGGCACAGACACTGTTGATGTAACAGGTCTAGGTGCAGGTGAGTTCCCAATCCTTGCTGGTCACATGTCATCAACAGCTACTGCTTCTCACATTGCGAAGACAGAAGTTGTTCGTTCAACCGAAACTTTCTCAGATATCGTTCGTGGTCTTCACGTGTTTGGACGCAAAGTCCTTCGCCCAGAAGCACTCGTACGTTCTGTGATTTCACTGTAATAGGGAGGGTTAATCAATGGCTACTTATACCGTTACTGGTGCTGTTGCTGGCGTTCCCGTCGGCATCAAGCCACAAATTATAGAAGTTGTATTAGACTTCTCTTCAACTAGCTTAACCACTTC